TTTTAGGAACGAATACTTTAATTGGGTCCATCATTTGTCTGTACTTGATAATGCAGTGATAATAATCCTTTGTTTCTCCTAGTAGTGCTAAAATAGCAATCTTTTGAGGAACAAAATCAATAGTGAAGTCTTTTTTAAGTTTTTCTCCATACCATGATAATATAGAGACTGCTTTTCCTATAACTTTTGGCTCAAAATCATAATTTTTGAGAATATATTCAACAGTTAAGCTATTTAAATAGTTAGTGGCACCAAGTACTGTTACCTGGTGCTTCAATAATAGTATGTACGGATTATTTCCGCTGTATGCATTGAGAATATCAATTGCCGCAAGCTTCTTTTTCGTGCTTACTACATCCATAATTCGCTACTTTCTCTATTAATAATATATTAATTTTAAGTAGTAAAAACAATATATTAATATTATAATATTAAAGATTTAAATTAATTAATTATATTTATTAATAGTAATAATATCTATTAAATACTGGTACTGTAATGACTTTCAATAACGAAGAAATAGTAAGGAAGAACCCCATAAAGAGGAATACAAAGTTCTTCTCTGGTGAGGATTTGCGCCTAGAAGAGGATTTTATGTCCGAATATATCGAGCAAGACGCAAATCAGACCGTCGTTTTGTTCCAGATAGACTACGAAAAAACGAAAGTTAATACTACGTATTACAACGCAAAAAGGGAAGACATTCGGTTTAAGGACCCTATTGAGCTTCCTGTTATATACGAGATTGCGGATGCCGAACTAAAACCTTACTCAAAAGATATTAACAAGGCCGTGTTTTCACAGATAGGCCAACTAACATTCACTGTTTTATTAAAGACACTTGAGGAATACGAATGTGACATAAGAAGGGGTGACTATATTGGTGTGCAAATAGACCCTGAACATATAGAGTATTTCACTGTTTCTGATGACGGCCGCGTTGGTTCGATGTCTAATAAGTTTACGAAGTATGGTACGGTTCCTTTTGCTAGGACAATAACTTGCGCACCAATAAGTGATAAGAGTGAATTTAATGGTTAATAATGGGAAGAAGTAACAAAAACTTGATACTAAAAGAGCCTAAAATAATAGGGCCTGATATCAGGGAAAATATGTACAAAGAGATTACAAGGAATGGAACGCCATTCCCAACTGCCCCGTTGTCATATGAAGATATCGACAAGGAGTTTGAGCGCTGGGTAAAGGAAGATTTGGAAATCGTGTACGAAGGCAAGAAGCTCGAAACTATGGTGATGTATTCTAACCAAAGATTCTCTGAATTTATGCAAAACTGGGACCGTAGCGATAATAAAAAGAATATGTTCCTACACTTCAAGACTATATCAAGGGAGAAAAACCCAAAGGGCGGTACAATTATTGATTCGGCATACAACGTTCCTGGGGATAGGTGGTATACAATGAAGAGGATTAAGACATATGATAAGGCTGGTAGGCCATTCTATGTGTCTTACAAAATAAGGCAGCCGTATGCTGTTGATTTAAATTACAAGGTTTCAATAGTTACTAACACTATCGAGGTTATAAATGATTTTAACAATCTGATAAACGAAAAGTTCAAATCGAAACAATGTTACATCAGGCCAAATGGACATTATATTGCGATGGAAATCGTTAACATCGGAGAGGAGTCTGAAAATGACCTAAAAGGAAGGCAGTACATGGTACAAACATATCAAATTAAAGTACTTGGTTATATAATAAACAAGGACGACATGAAAGTGTTTGAGGAGCCTGTTCATAAGATTGTTGATATGTCTTGCGAGGATGGAGCGAAGAGCGAGTATACATCAAGTATTGAGGAATATAATGACGGCTCCGTAAAAATAGAGACGGATATCAGCGGAAACATTGGTAAAGTATCTGTCACTCCAGATGTGTCTTTCGATTTGTATGACATCATCGCAGAAGGAATACAGTCTATGCTGTTGTTTATAAACGGAGAACAAATAACTTGTGAGATATACAACAACCGAGTTTATTCTTCCGTGAAGTATGACTGCTATGGGAATGTAATAGGTGTTGAAAAAATATCAAGGCATATTAACGAAGGCGATGAAGTCGTTTATAAGGCCGTAAAAACATGCCCGCATAAAGCAAAACCGCTTATTGCGTTAGTAGGAAATAAGGATTAATAAATAGTGCGCAGCGATTTTTTGCGCTTAGGCAACTATTTATATAGAAAATAATAAGGTTAAATTAATATATTAAAAAATGATAAGCGATGCAAGAGGAAAACATGTGTCACCAGGCGTATATACTGAAGAACACGATGTAACATATTCAGTTAAGAGTTTGGGTATTACAAACCTTGGTTTAGCTGGAGAAACGCTTAAAGGCCCTGCTTTTCAACCAATTTCAATTGAAAGTTGGACTGATTTCGTAGATTACTTCGGTGCTACTTCAACAGAGAAATATCCTGGTACAATGATACCTAAATATGAGTTGCCTTACATTGCAAAGAGCTACCTTAAGAAATCTAAAAAACTAGAAGTTGTTAGGGTTCTAGGTTTATCAGGATACGACGCTGGTATTCCTTACATCATAACCGCTTCTGTTAGTGGTGTTTCTTACCCATTGGTAGTTTTGCGTTCCAAAGGTAGTTACGAATACGATACTGCAAATCCATGCGAAAAGGGAAATACACAAAAGCTACACTTCTACGTATCAAAAGTAGAGATTGCTCCATATACTGGAACCACATATGGCCCAGACTGTAGTATTATTTCATCAAGTTCTGTTACATTCCCTCTATCAGGTACTGTAACCGAAGATAATGGTGTTAAGATTATTACATATCAAGAAGATGGAGAAACTAAAGAGTTTACTAGCAAGTTCGCAATCAAGGTAACATATACAAAGAACGTTGCTTCTGAGGCTAGACAAATTATTGTCACAACAGACGACGAAAACTTTGACGAAAACTGTATAAATACAGACGCCGTACTCGGTGTTGACGGTAAGCCACTACATATTGACTCATTCGAAGACATCACAGAGGACGTAGAGAAGACTGTTAGCTACAACGTATCTTTGAACCCATACGACAAGGATTACATCTACAAGGTATTTAGCAACAATCCTCTAGTTGGTAATGCTCCAGTATTTGTTGAGGCTGTATACGACTTCGCATACAACAAGCTAATCCAAGATTCAGAGGTTGGTGCGCACGTAGAACTAGGAAGCCACGCTTGGCTTGACATGTACGTTGACAACTCAAACAAAAAGCACTACATTGGTGGAGATTACAAAGAGCCATTTAGATGCGCCGAGACTCCTTGGATTGTTTCAGAAGTACAAGCGGCATCTGAAGAGACTATAACAATGAAGAAGTTGTTTAAGTTCTATACAATTTCCGATGGTAACTCTTCTAACTATCAGGTTAAGATTTCTATACAAAACATTAATCCTCAAACAGGAACATTTGATGTTGTTGTAAGAGACTTTAGTGATATCGACGAATCTCCAACTATCCTTGAGAAATTTGTTGGATGTTCTCTTGAAGAAGGAAGCTCATCATTCATCGGCCTAAAGATTGGTACATACGACGGTTCTTACGAGATTAAGTCTAAGTTCATCACGGTAAGGCTTAACGATGAGGAAGACATTACTGGAAGCTTCCCTGCTGGTTTCTTGGGCTATCCAATGCCAACATATGGATGTGACAAGAAGATTAATATTGAATACGCTGACGTTTTGAACACTGACATCAAGACAAAGAGACAATACTTTGGTTTGACAAGTGAAATCATAGACGAAGATATCCTTAATTACAAGGGCGTTATGTCTTATAGCGATACTACTGGAGACGCTAAACCAGAAAAATTGACTAACGGTTTCCACATGGATTCAATCTTGTCAGACGCCGTAAGACTTGCTTCTGGTAGCAGTCTAGCTGAATCAGTAATCCTAGTAGATGGCGTTTCTGGATTTACATTCTCAACTGTTAATCCTATACAACAAGACATATATCCTAATATCCCAAGATTGATACCAGGAAGCTACATTAAAGATACTGTGTATGCAGATATCAACACAAGGAAGTTTACTGTTTATCCTTACGGCGGATTTGACGGATGGGACATCTATAGAGCAACAAGAAGTAACACTGATGAGTTCTCAAGCACAAAATATCAAATTACAGACTCAGCTGATTGCCCATTCAAGAGAATTGGAAGTGGAACATTCGAACTTGACCCAATGTTGAACTTGAACCTACCACCTAAGGCAATCACATCAGACTACTACGCATACTTGGGTGCATACAACCAATTTGCAAACCCAGAGGATGTTGACATCAACATTTTCGCAACTCCAGGTATTGACTGGATGAGAAACACACTTCTAGTAGAAGATGTAATTGACATGATTCAAGACCAAGACGATGGACGTGGCGGCGATGCATTATACATCCCAACAACACCTCAGTTCGATGACTATGGAAACGTTCTTGACGCAAGCGATGTCGCTGACCTATTGGAAGCTACTGGTATAAACACATCTTACGCTGCTACATACTTCCCATGGGTTAACATGTATGACCAAGACGAGAAGAAATATATCGACCTACCTCCAACAAAGGACGTAGTTAGAAATATGGCACAAACCGATAACGATAAGTTCCCATGGTTCTCACCTGCTGGTACACAAAGAGGTATCGTAGAGTGCCGCAAAGCTTGTATCAAAACAAAACTTTCTGACGAAGACACATTGTATAACGGATTGATTAACCCTATTAAGACATTTGCCGCTGACGGCGTACTAGTATGGGGTAACAAGACAATGTACAGTATTGAGTCTCCTCTAAATAGAGTTAACGTTAGAAGGTTGATGCTAAGAGTTAAGAAGTTGATTAAGTCAGCATCTAAAGACTTGATATTCGACCAATACGATGATTCTCTAGAGAAACAGTTTAGAAGTCTCGTAGAACCAATCTTGGCAAACGTTAAGACAAATAGAGGTATCTATGACTACAAACTAAAGACAGAGGTTACAGAAGAGACAAGAGACCAGCACATTCTTCCTGCGAAGATTCTTATCAAGCCTACTCCTGCTCTTGAGTACATCTCGATTAACTTTACTGTTTATCCAGAAAGCGTACAATTTGACGAGTAATCGTATAAAAGAAAAAACAGCCGCTCAACGCGGTTGTTTTTCTTTTTGTCTATATGTGACACGAAAAAAAAAGCGGGATGTTTGTCCCGCTTTGATTTTTACATAGATGGATTAGTATGCAAGTATCGCGTAGTCCATTTGAATTGATAGAGTGATTTCTGCAACTGCGCCACCCTTGTAGTCCAATGGACCAAAGTCTGAAGAAGCGATTAGACAGTTTTTGTAAATCCACTTCTGAACAACAGCGCCTGTTGGGTCTG